TGTGCCTGATGTATTAAGATATACACAACCACCTTGACCTAGTCCTGCATTGTTTGATTCTTGTACTGAATATGTATATATTCCTTTTCCTGCCATGTTTACTCCTATCTTATAGCATTAGGACCAGAGACAATAAACCTTGGTCCTGATACTTTTGCTGATTGTTTTTTTTCTAACATTTTTTTAAATTCTCTCATAAAATATTCTTTAAGCTTAAAGTCTCCTGCATCTTCAGCCATTTTAGCTTTAACATATGCTACAACTGCTTTACCCATATAAGGTGATATATCTATATCAAAAGACTCATCTTGCATCTTTTTTATACCATAATACAAATTACCTTTATTTATATCGTTATTAAAATTAGCATTTGATATATCTAAACTCATAGCTTGATGATTTGGCTTTTGTATTGGTGTTTCAAATGTAATAGTATTTAAACTAGTGCCACCTGCATAACCACTTTCCCCTATTTTGTGCAACCCATTATACAAAGGATTATTAGTAATATAAACAAAAGATCCAACTGTAAATGCAGAAGTAACATCGCTACCTTTTTTAAAATATGTTAAATAAAAAGATAATGAAGCTTGCTCATCCCAAATTGGAGATGATAACTCTATTGCACCAAAATAATCGTCATTAGTTACAGATCCATCAGTTGTTGAAGATTCTACAGTTTCATTCAAATTTTTTCTTATATAATATTCTGGACTATAAGTATACTCTATCTGCAATCCATCTGATATAGTTTCTATTGGACTTACATACCTTGATACTCTGGTATCTGGACCATAATCTCTATTGCTAGGATCATTATCAGGTGTAGCATCATTTTCCACAATACCTATTTTATTACCTTTTATATAATATGCATATTGTCTAAGTGTAGCCATTTATAATAACTCCTCATCTGCATCTAAAGTATAAGGCTCACCAATCATTCTAGGTATTTTTCTATATTCTTCTTTAGTATTTAAATGAGACTTACAACTTATTTTTAATATTTTTACAACATCTAAAGGTATATCATAAAATCTTTGATCTTTAGTTATTTGCTGTCTTAATGTTCTTACATGAGTTTCAGATAGCAAGTTAATTTCTTCTAAAGCATCTCTAATATATGCTACTGCTCTACCAGTAGATTTAATTCCTGCTCTTTCCATTATTTCACTTACTTTCATTATTCCTGCCTTTGCTGTGGTCTCATTTGTACAAATGCAGACTCATATTGATTTCTTAAAATTGTTAAATTATTTGTTAAAGATTGAGATAACTCTATATCTTCATCTGTTAGAGTCAACTCTGATAGTTTGCTTTCTAATGATTTAATAGCTGCATATAAAACAACTAAATATACTTTATCATTAGGGAAATATTTTATATCATTATGTGTGTGTGCTAAAGCTACCCCATTTGTTTGATCTAATGGAACATTGTTTACATAAAATACTTTGATACCATTATTTGAAGAAGGAACAGGGAACACATAGATAGCTTTATTTTCATCTATTGTATATACTGGATTATAAATTGATGCATAGTAAAGACTATTGCTATCAACCACTCTTGATTGTAAGGTTGGATCTATTTGATTGCAAGCTCTCCAAGCTGTAGTGCCATAAGATGACCCATCTGTAGAAGCTTCTCTCATAACTCCTATAATTGTAGCACCTTGAACATCAACACCATTAGAATCAGATGTTACAGTTCTTTGAAATTTAAATGCTTCATTAGGTCTAGCTTCAATACATCTACGAGTAACATCTAATACTCCATCTTTTAGAAACTGATCTAATTCTGTATCTTTGGGAACTGTAGAACTACTTAATGTAGCTCCTACTCCTGTTAATGCATCTACTTGTGCTTCAAATGTTGCCAAATTTCCTCCTCTCTAAGCCTTGACTAAGCATGAATGAGATTGTTGTAAGATAGGGAGGGTTGCCCCTCCCATATCTAGGTTTTATTTTACTAGCTATTAATCACTAAGTTACATAGCCATTTACATTACCTGCTGCAGGAGCAATATCACCAGCAGCTATTATGTTTCCAGGATCATCTATATCCAATCTCCAATTAGTTGTACTCATTGAAGTGAATGTAAATTTAATTCCTAGAACAAAATGACTAGCATTTAACTTAACAAATACATTATCTGTTCCAGCTGTACCTGTTGCAGTACTAGCTGATTCTATAAATACATTTTGTGCAACTGCATAATATGTTATGGTTTGTGTTGCAGGTGTATTACATACAAAGCCTAATATTTTAGCATATGCAGAAGCATTAGTAGGCATAACTACTATTTGTTCTCCTGCTGCTAAAGCTGTAGGCAATTTAAATGTAAATGCATCGTCATCATCAGCTGATCCTAAAGCTCCTGTTCCAGTACCAAAATGATGAATTTTACCACTCTGTAAAGTATGAATAGTAGTATCATTTCCAGCACCTCCAGCCACTAAGACTACAGGATTATTAAGACCAAATGAATTGCTAGCTACAGCAACGTCTTGTTCTGTTGAAACTGCAGCTAACCTTTGAGCTTTAGTATTATTGATTTCACTATTAGGATTATTAGCTACCCAGTATTTACTAGACATATGCTACCCCCCTATGCTGCTTCAACTACTATAACATAAGTAGCTTGACCTGCATCAGGTGCGGCATCATTTTCTATTTCAATAGTTCCACCTTCTGATATTATATTATTAGAAGTTGGTGTAAATGTTCCTGATCCACCAATAGCTGTTAAGGTTGGAATTTCATGAGTTCCGCCCATAGTTCCTTCAGCTGATTTAAATGTTAATGTTGATTTAGCTGTAGTTAATGCTACATTTACTACAAACTTAATTTCTAACACTTTGCATTTCCAAGGAACAATTGCATATACAGTTCCTGCACTTGATAATACAGGGCTATCTAATACAAGCACTTGTTTATTTTGAAAATTATCAGTTTTATTTTGTCCATATAAAGGATTAGACATAGTTACTCTCCTTCCTTATTATATTGTCCAGACAGCATGAGCTTCAGGCATTGACCATTCCATTCCTGCTTCTGTTAAGATTAAGTCAACTCTTCTATCAACACCAGAGTTTTCAAGTGTTTGGACTCCAACATATACTGATGTGTCCCTATTAACTCCATTACCTACTAATGGTCTGTACTTACAATGTTTCATATTAATTCCTAATATTTGAACATTAGTACCATCTAAGTGAATATTTCTTACAACATTCATATCACCATATACTGTAGATATTGTAGTAGTATCTAGTCCTAAGACTTTTTTTCTACCTGTAACAGCTAAATCAGCTTTAAAGTTAGTTGATATTTCAAGATTATTACTAAAATATCCACCTAATTTATGTAGCCAGTTATATATTGCTGTATTGCAGAAGAATACTGTTGCATTAGCATTGTTGTATCTAGGATCTAAGTAATTAGACATATCACCTAAGAAATCATCAGCTGTTTTAGTATCTGGATTTAAACTAAATGTATTTCCATATTGTGTAATAAAGTCTACAGCACCTTGTGTATACTGAACATTATCTACATTTGATTGATGACCAAATAATAATGTTTGCTCAATATCATATTTATGTTCAATTAGTTTTTCTTTCCAAGTTCTAGCCCATTCATTTGGCTCATATTTAAGAACAGTTGCTCTTGCAGTATTTGTCATAGCACAAGATGTTTTAAATATTTGAGTTAAACCAAACCCTGTTGAGTATGGTTGATCAAACCAAGTTTCAGGATATCCAGATCCTTCAGCATGTGCAGTACCTACAACATAAGTTCTAATTTTTTCCAATGTTTCTATAGATACATCATGAGCTTCATTTGAACCACCTGCTCCACCTGTTTGGAATCCATTATCAGCTGCTGCTGCACCATATGCAAAAGATGCAAGTTCATTTCCACCTGAATCAAACTTAACTACTGTTCCTGTTACTTTTACAGCTTCCATATTATCATCATCAACACCTGCATTACCTGTTATATCAGCGGTAACTACACTTGTAACTTTAATAATATGATAGCCAGATATCGCAGTACCTGTTGTAGCATTCATCACTGGAACTTTAATTAATTGGCCTGGGAAAAAGAATGTAGGTCTTGTTCCTGTTCCACCAACATCTTTTTTATTTGTGCTTTGACCAAAAACATTTTGTATGTTACCAGCTGATTGATAATCAGTTGCCATATACAATTCTACAGTTTGACCTGTTGCTGAAACTGCTCCAGCTGCATTTGATTGATCAAGCTCTGAATTTTCATATTCTATTGAACCATTAGATGTAAATGCTACAACATATGCATATCTTTTATGCCATGATCCTCTTTTTTCTGTAAACTTAAAAGCTGGATCATCTGTTGGTGTTTTTGCAACTTGTGATACAAATCTAAAAAATGGGTCTTGTGCTATTGCCAACTCACTAACTTTGTCACCAAAATTAAACTTTCGTCTTAAATCACCAGTATCCTTATCTGGACCATTAGACCAAGTTCCAGTATCAGCAACATCTAAGTTAGCATTAGGGTTTATAGCACTTATATAATCTACTTTTGCCATAACTTCTCCTGTTATTTATTTGTTAAAGTTCAGTTAAGGCTAATTTTTTACCATTAACCGAACAAGTTATCAGTATCGCCATCAAGTCCTTTTAAAATGTCAAACATTTTATCATCTGGACTTTGGGCTTCTCTTCCTGGACTATTAGCATTACTAGCACTTTGAGGTATATCTCTAACTTGCTTCATTTGATTTAACATATCAGCTTTAGTATTGTCTGCAACATTTTTTGATACTTCTTCTCTATTCAATAGATAATAAACATCATCTAATGTTAAAACATGTTGATTTGCTCTTTCTTGCAAATCTTCAAATTCAGCATCAGACATTCCAGTTCTTCTTTTAAAATCCTCAGCTTCAGAAACTAAATTAGCTTGTTGCTCCTCTTCAGCAAACTGTTGTTTTTCTCTGCTAATAATAGCAGCTGCTTGCTGTTGAGCAGTTTGAGCAATATGTTCATTCATTACTTGAGCTGATTTAGAATTTGGATCTGTCATAGCTTCATGTGCATCAAATACAAAATCTTCACCAAATCTTTCTGTTAAAGATTGAGGCTTATTGCCATTTAATGTTCCTCTTAGTGCCTGAACTGCATCAGGACTATTTTTCAGATGCTCTATCAAGGGTTTGAATTTAGATAACTCTGCCAAGTCATCATTTTCAGCCTTTAGTCTTTGAGCTTCTCTGGTTGAATCGCTATACCTTTTTTCAAATGTTTCAGCTTTAGCTTTCCAATCCGTTTGCACCTCATTGCCAGTGTCTCCAGGGTCAGTTTCCTGAGTTGCCTGTTCTGTTTCTGGTTGTGGCATATCATCACTTATTGCACCATTAACTTGTGCTTCTAAGTTGTCAAAAAAATCGCTAGAGCTATCAGATTGATTCTGATCATCACCTTGAAGAGCTTCTTCAACTGATAGGTTACTATTGTTATTTTTAGACATATTTTCTCCTTATGTTACTATGTGTTGTCTTTTGTTTCCAAATCATTTTGAAAACTTTTAAGTAATTCTTGTATTTCTTTTCTTTTATGATAAGCATCATTAGAAAGATTATTTCTTAATAACTTTTGTTGTGCTTGTGTTTCAAAAAACTCTTTTTGAGCTTTAGACTTAAAATTAGTCTTTTGTGCATTGATATCCATTTCAGCTTGTCTTACTTTATCTCTTATGCCAGATTGTACTACTTGTCTTTCTAATGTTTCTATAGTTCCTTCTTTATCTTTTATAGTCTCTTGCAATTGCTGTATTTGAGATTGTAGTTGCTGAACTTCTCCTATTCTTTCTTGTATGCTTTCTTTATTTCTAATATCAGTCTCAGCAAGCACAGCCTGTCTATCTATAACACCAGCTCCTAATAATTGTTTTAACTCTTCTAAATAAGCCCATCTATTTATAGGCATAGTAGACCCAGCTACAATTCTTATATCAAATTTAGCTGCACTATAATCATGAAACTTCCCTATAGCTTCTCCAAGATCATTGTATATAGGTCTATTAATTTCAACCTGTTTTTCTTCTTGCAATGAAGAAGGTTGTATAATTCTAAATACTTTATGAGCTGTATATACAGATTGTGAAAACTGCTTAACAACATGACCCATATGTTTAAGTGATGGTTCTATAGAATGTTTTAACCAATACTTAACTCTTCTAGTGCCATATTCATCCATAGCCAACATACCTCTGTAAGGCATATCTTTAGTTGCACCTGCATCTCCTTGCATAGAAGAATAGATACCTGCTAGATATTCCATATCACTTTTACCACTATTAACTATTCCAAAAAATGCATTTGATAATTGAGCTGGCTGTATTGGTTTAGGAGGTTCATAGCCATGATTAACAGGTAACAATGCACCTGGGCTAGATGAATATTGTTCCCATATATCAGCATCAATACTACCTTCATAATACATATATCTTAGTGATGAACCAAGACTTGCATTGTGTACCATTAATTGATGCGACTTATTTAATTCTTGTTGTTTACCTACAAGTGGAGATACAGCTGATATAGGATAAGGTGTGCCTATCCATTTATAATGTATTGGTATAATAGGATAATCTTTTATTCTTTCAGGTAATATTTTTTCATATAAAAATTGATCTCCAGCAATACCTGTAAGTTTAATTCTATTGTCATAAAATTCTACTGCATCTATTATATTTTTAGAAAATAATTCATCTTTAGATAGAATAGCATATTCTTTTTTACTAACTACTTTGTTTTCAACTTTAGACATTTTTTCTTGTATTTTAGATGTAAACTCTACAGCTGCAGATTGTAATTGATTTTGCATCATTGTTTGAGCTTTTTCTGTTTCAAGCTTATATCTTTCTTCCATCATTTGACCAGACTGAACTGCTGCTTGCATTTGTCTTTGTTGTTCTGCAAATTCTACTTGCATTTGTTTTTGCATTTCAGCAAGTTGAATCTCTACTCTTTTGCTTGCTTCTTTTAATTGTTCTTCTGTTAAAGGTGATCTATAAAATACATTTACATAAGGTATTTTTACTTTTTCATAAGTTTCAATATAATCTATAAGAGGATCATCTTTACCTTCATTATCTATAGAATAATCTATATCAGATTGCAAAATATCTTTTTGATCTCTATCTGTAGCTTTGGCTGTAAGCGATCTTTCACTTTGATATTGAGTAGATATTTTATTTATCTTCCTTGCTAAATCAGGAAAAAGTTGTTTTAAATGAGTCTTAGGTAACATCTTTCTTATCATAATATAAGCTGCATCTCTAAACAACATATCTCTTGACTTAGGATCTATGTAAACATCAAAAGGATCAGGGTTGTGAAGCACTACCTCACCCATTCCCTGATCCATATTTTGATCTACTGTTACTAATATATAACCTATAGATTTTGTAATAGCATCATTAACAGCATTGGAAAATAATGTCTGACCATTTGATGTATACCAAATATAATCAGCTATATCAGAAAATACTGTGGCTACATTAGAATCACTACCATCTACACCAATAGCTTGCCATCTAGGTTGATTTGCTGTGGCATAATAGTTTAACATTTCAACAACAGGAGTTATCCTATTTATTGTAAATGTAGGCATACCTGACTCTTCTAGCATTTGCTTTTCATTATCAGACAATTGATTATCATTAGAAAAATCATATCCTTTTTGATTTATAGAAAGCCATTGATCTCTATGTTCAGTATTTAATTTATTATATAGATTTCTAATTCTATCAACTTTTTTATTTTTGTAAGTTGCCATTATTTTTCCTTATTAATGTATTAATATTGTCATAAGCCATAGGTTGTTTTTTATGAGTCTTTCCAACTGGATGTGGTTTAGAATCATATGGTCATATATGATAACCTTTTTTCACTACTGTCCTACTTTGTAGTTACCTGAGCCAGAGTAAACTTGGACTACATCTCCTGCAGCTTTACCACCACCAGAATGACCTACATCACCACCATACATCATTTTTTTGGTTTTACCACCATCTTTCATATAACCCATTTTATTTCTAACTTTTTTAGGTAATTTAGATAGGCCTGGATTTTTAGCAGCATCTACTTTCATCATTCCACCTTTTTTCATTTTCTTTTTCATTGAACCACCATACATCATCATCATCTTATCCATCATGCCATCCATTTTTTTCTTCATGTTAGGACCTCCATGTCCCATCATTTTTTTCTTTTTACTATGCATCATAGCTGAACTCCTTTGTTTTTTTGTTTCTAAGTAACCACCATCTTCACAATTCCATTTGCGAAGTGATTTATTAATTCTGCTATTTGGATCATTAGCTGTTTTAGCAGAAGTTAATTTTTTTTTCATACCAGACATTCTAGCACAAAAAGACTTTCTTCTATTTGCTGATTTGCTACCTGGTTTTAATTTGCTTGGTTTGGTTGTTACAGCTGTTTTTAATTTAGATCCAGGGTTAGCTGCTCTATAAGATGCTACTCCTTTTCTATTTAAACCACCTGAAGGATTTTTACCCTCTTTTCTTTGCCATGCAGGTGTTTTGCCACCTGTGCTAAACTTGCTAGCTGCTGTAACTTTTTTAGCAACATCTTTAGAATACTTAGCTTTTACTTTGCCTTTAGATGATGCTGCTCTCTTTTTTTTATTTTCACTAGCCTTTTGTGCTGGTGTTAAAGATTGTCTTACAGACTTAGGAAGATATCTGCCTCTTTGAGATTTAGGCTTTTTTCTATCACCTTTAGATATATAACCCCAATCTGCATCAGTCCAAGTCTTTAATGACTTTTGTGATGGAGCCATTCCACCATTAGCCATCATTTCTATTAAACCACCCATCTCTTTATAACCACCACCTTTAGATTTATAAGACTTAGCTAACATTTGTGCTTTTCTTGCTGACCAAACACCAGGAGGTCCTCCCTTTCCTCCTGCTTTAATCCTATTAAATAAGTTTTTTCTCATTGTAGGCTTAGTGTAATTACCAGCTTTATTTACTGTGCTTTTTGCCATACATTCTCCTTATTGAGTTTTTAGCAGATTTAAAATAATTAGATATTTTATTTTTACCCATTACTTTAGCTCTTTGCTCTGCTACCGTTAAAATCTGTATTTTTCTTGCAAAAGACTTTTTTATATTCTTTACTCTTTTAGCAGTTTCAATTGCATCTTGCATAGTTGCAAATTTAATTGGTACTGTATCTTTAGGATTTTCATCTGTATATAGTCTTCTGCCACTACCTTTAGGCTTTTTTCCTGTTCCAACTTTAGGATCAGCCATTATGCTACTACCCATGATTTAGCTCTAGATTTCTTTTTCTTATATGTGCCTTTGGTTTCTGTTATACCTTTTAATGGATATGAGTATTTACAAGCATATGCTAGTGCATCTATAGTATCATCATGTGCCATTCTAGGACCAAAAGTAATAATCTCTTGATGTAGATCTATATGCTCAGGTTTAATATGTATTTGTCCTACACTAAATCTAGCTGCTAATACCTCTTGTATTCTATCTCTTTTAGACATTCTGGTTCCAGGTTTCTCTGCTTTATACTTTAATGAAAAATCATTTCTTCTTTTCATTTCAGATACTACAGATTGTATCACAGGCTTTGACATAGATGTATCTTCTATCACTATTAAATTAGAATGATATATATGTTGCATATCAAACATATAATCTACTATACCTTTCTTATCTTCGCCAGGTATTCCTAAAACTGCAAGTGATCTTTTTCTAATATAATCTAATACATAAATATTATTATGCTCATCTACTCCAACATATATTATAACAGAAAAGTCTGCATCCCTTCTTGTAGAATCAGTAGCAGGATCAACTCCTGCAAATACATTAACTGGCCTAACATCTCCATTTTCAAATTTAATAAAACCTATACCAGCTTCTTTTTCATACATATAAGTTCCATTATACTCTTTAATATGGTTTCTGTTCCATATAGAATCTTCTTCTGACTGCACTTGCATCATATATTCTTGATAGTATTTATGTGGTTGTCCTGAATCAAGATAGAACTTCTTTTTTCTTTCTAATTCTTTTTTAGGAAACCAACTCTGCCATAAAGTAGTACCATCAGATTGTTCTGCTTTAAATAATTTTACATCCCAAGAAAAACTTTTATTTTGTTTAGTAGCCTTTTCATAATTAATAAGAAGATTATTAATAAAGCTATCAAAATGTACAGGAGTACCATTGATCCTAAGACGACCAGTATGGGGCTCAAGAGCAGGGAATACCACAGCAGTAATAAGGTTGGAATTTTTGTTTCTAGCTTCTGGAGTAATAGTGTTATTTTCATCTTCAAAGTCATCCAATACAATAAGATCATATCTTTTATGTAGCTTTGCCCCTCCTCTTATACCTGATATATTAGATTTAGATATTAGTTTACAACCATTAGACATTTCAATATCTACCTCAGTCCATTTCTTTCCTTTAAGATCACCAAAGTAATAATTAATCTTATCATTCATTTCTATATGAGATTTAATATAATCCATATTACCAGTAGCAAGTTTGGCTGTAGCTGATACCCAGCCATAAAATAATGGATCTGGTTTCTTATCTACAAAACCCCATTCAAAATCTTTCTGATTAAAACAAAAAGACCTCATAAGGTCTGCTTTAGTTAATACTGTTTTACCATGTCCTCTAGGCATTATAATAGCTAACTGCTTTTTACTTTCATCATTAATACAATCAGCTATCTCATAATGAAACCAAGGTGTTTCTGATCTTAAAAAGTCATCAGGTAGAAATAATTTACCAAAAGCAATAAGATCTTTATATGCCATATGTAAAGCTTCTTCTTCTTTTGATACATTATGAAGATTTATATTAGCCAACTAAACCAATCCTAGCTTTAGCTATCTCAACTTGAGACTCTAGTGACTCTTGATATGATTTTAATTTTCTTAATTCTAATTCAATGCTTTCAGTTCTATCAAGCAATGTATCCATGCTAGCTAGTAATTGATCTAAATAAGATTCTATATCTTTTACTCTAGAATCTATTGTGGGTTTTTTCTTTTTATCTGTCATTTTATACTCTTTTTTTTGCTTTTTTTACATCACTTAATGCTTTTAATCTTCCAAATATAGATAGACTGCTACTTCCTATGCCTGACTCTATTAAATTTTTTTCTAAACTTTCTAAATATTTTTTTTCTAATGCAGGTCTTAATCCTGTACCTGAATAAGGTTGACTTTCTAATTTAGCTTCTTTAACAAATACATCACCCCCATCTTTCATTTTCTTTTTATAATTATTATAAATGTTTTGAACCTTTTTAGATTGACCTGCATGCATCTTAGATGCTTTTTTAAGCTGAGCTGCTATCTTTTTTAATGATTGGATAGAACCACCTTTAGCCATTTTTTTAGCTATTAAAAAGAAATCATGTCCTTTAGTTCCACCTTTTATTTTAGGATTATGTTCTGCTCCTTCCATAGGACCTTTCTTTGGATGCATATGATATTTGGTACCACCAGGCACAGGCTTTTTAGTTCTTTTATTAACAAACTTTCCTTTTTTAGCAGATAGATTAGTAGTTCTACCTCCATCTTTTAACTTACCTGTTTTGTTTAATTTATCTAATAATCCAGGATTAGTTTTATCTAATGCATCTACTGATGATTTTTTTATAACATATTCTCCACCTTCCATCTCAATGGGTTGGTCACCTACTTGTGTAAGTATACCACCTTCTTTATGGCTAGGACCTTTTAACTTTCCACCCTTCATATACTTTTTAACCATCCCACCAATACCTTTTTTATCTATCTTAACTTTTTTCTTTGTTTTCATAGCATAATCCAAAGCATCTTTCATGCCTTCTTTGGTATATGGGAAATGTTTATTACCTACTATTGGCATTTATTTCTCCTTTAATTCTTTTGGTTTAACTGCAGCTTCTAGTTGTGCAGGTTGAAATCCTTGAAACAATGCACCAGTAACCTCTTGTACTTTAGTTGTTTCTTTTATTTCTAAAATCTCTTCTAACTCTATTAAAGCTTTTAACCTATCAGAGTCTTTTTCAGCAGTAGTAGCTATATCTCTAATACCTGATAGTACTAGTTCCATATCTATACCTAAAGCTTTTAATACTGGTTTTAAATCTTCTCTCATTAGCTTTTTAATCCTATCTGTTTTTACTAATATACCAGCTGATATATAAGCATGTTTTCTATTTTTAGTCTTATATACTTTTAAATATGCATCTTCAGGACTTAATCCCTTTGATACATACTGAGCAAATAGAACCTCATTAGTAGTAGGTTCAGTTCTATCTTTCAAGGAACCTTGCTGATACTTTTTACCAGAAAATGAATAAATATTATCAAAAGGATTTGTATGAAATTTAGTTGATTTTGCAGTAGAGAAAGTACCAGTACAGGTTCCTAAGTATCTAACCTCTTTAACCTTGCCTCTTCTCTTTCTCATTATTCCAGATCTAATAATCTGTATAATAGAGCCATCATCTGCTTTAACCCAATCTCCAACTTTAGCATCTCTCCAGTTCTGCAGATAGTTAAAACCTTGAGGTAACTCTGTTACATCATCATATACAATATGTTTAATTTTAGCTACAGTATATTCTCTCATAAGTACTGGCACCCTCAAGGTGCCTATGTTTTAATTAGTTGTAACAACTGATGTAACAAAGTAATTTTTTCAAATTAGTTTAATCACACACAATATTACATAGTGTTATGCATATAAATCAAGGCTTATGTTTCTATCAGAAAATAGCTTTTAGTTACAATCCAAAACAGTTTGGGAGGCTAATCCTAAAAATTGGGGCATTTTAGTGCTTGCCTTATTTACTGTACCGCACCCCTAACATTGCATTTTCCATTTCTGCTTTTTAGTTACAATTGGTTTTTGTGTTGAGTTTTATTTTATAGTTGGTGTTGCTACATCCTTTGTGTATTGGGTCTGTAGTTAACAACCATCGCTATAGATTCCTATGCTCTAGGTGGTTTTATCCTAGCTCAAGCTGGGGGAAAGGATATTATTTCAATGGGAAATTATATCAAAGTATTTAAGAAACATTCTGACAAAGCTGGTTACTATTACACTAACATTGTCAGAACTAATGTAACTGTATTTGGACAACCTGCTACTTACCAAGCTGGTAATAGCAATGGACAGAAAGTCCATTACTGGTTTGTCAATGCTGATGTGCCAAGTGAAAGCTTGCCTGATATAGCTATGGCTGAAATTGACGGTGATGTAATCTCTGTAGAAGATTACAATCTACTAACAAGTGAGCAAGGCATTGATGTTTCCTCTGATTCTGCTACAGAACAACAGCCTGCTTCCTTCTAACATCTTTCCTCTTTGCAGGGTAGTAACATCCAATGCTACCCTGCATCCTCAAAAGCTCGGTGTCAGCAAAGCTGACCAATGCTGTAGTTGTCTTCATAGCTGTCATTTAACAACAAACAACCTGGTAACAACTCTGTTATTGCTAGTGCTGGTATAAATTTGTTTAATAAATAGCCAGTATAAATCTGTTTTGTTTGCAAGCCTGTAATAAATCTGTAAGTTTAGTTGCAATAAGTCTTTGTGTATTTGGGTATTGTAATTAATACTATAATATAATAACACTTATACATTAACTTATACTAAAGAAAGAGAGTATCAAATGGACAAGATTGAACTATATATTAACAAGAGGTATGTCAAGTATATGAGACTAGCTGAAAGCTTAGCTAAATCAAGTAACAACTCTAAGCTAGATGCTTTTGGCAAGCTTACATTAGATGAACAAGCTATCATCAGTTTGTACAACTCAAGATCAGAAAGATTTAATCAGTTGCTTCAAGTTCAGAAATCATTGAAGATAGCTAAGAAGTATGATGTAAGGTCTATGTCTATTATGCAAATCATTAAGGCTAAACTAGGCTATGTATAATTCTAAACAACCTTATATGCAGAAGTGGCAGCTCGTTGATTGGGCTGCTACTTATTTCAAAGAACCTAGACACAAGTTTAACAGATGGTCTAAAGCTAGA